CCGATCAGTATTCGGTTTCGATACTGAAGGATAAGACATTTTAAAATCTTTCCTCCATGGTTAGGATACAACAATTAATAATTGTATCTAAGATCATAGACACTGAGAGGTGAAATACTCTCTTATTTAATGTCAGATACCAAATCCTTCATCGTAAGGTTCGTATCAACCGTGCATGAGTTCTGGAGATCTAACCAGCATCTTAGCAGCCTCTTTCGAAGCGTAAGACACAGGCCTATCTTGGTTTAATAAAACCTCCATTTCTCAATCACTAATATTGCTTAGATTAGGCAATAATAGCGGAATAAGATTTGGGTCATCGCTACTTCCATTCATAAAACAAATGGAAAGTAACATCATCATGAGATATAATAAAATAAATCTCGCTCAATTACTTCAAGCAGGTCGGGGTTCACCCTCAAAGTTTGCTCCAAAAGCTGGAGTACTTTCGCCTACAGGAGGTAAAGAGCTTAAAATAAAAATCATAAACATGATGTTCAGTCATTCCATAAGAGTTAGAAATATACGATTTAGTAATCGGGGTTCACCCTCAGCGGTTACCGTCTTGGTGACAGTCCGTTCGTTACTAGCGGTTCTCGAATTATCCATTGGTTGGGGTTCACCCTCAGACGTTGCTAATATAATTAGTCGACTCGCCTCTGAATAAGTAAAGAAATCCGAATTTAAGTCGTTTTCTTTCTCACCATCTCAGTTATCTATTTCACAAGTTCCTTCTTCGGGTCTTATACTTGTCTCCTCGATACTCACTACTTCCTTCTCCGGGTCTCATAATAGTGATCTATCTTCATTAAAAATTATTAATGAAGTTGTATTACCTGACGGTAAAGTCATTAGTTCCATTCCGGTTGATTTCTCAAGAATCCCTTCAGATTCTCTAACATCAACAGGTGTTATAGGTTTTGAATATTTCTTGAATATCGAATTACACTTTACTCAGTCCCTATAAAGACTCATGAAATCTCTAAAAGATTTTTCAGGAGAGTGGACGTAAGTAAACCATGTAAGATTGTTAAACTCAAACGACTTGTCTGACCAATGATCATTGTCCTTTTTAAGTTCATTTATCGTGTCAATAAGCTCTGATACATCACAATCATCAAAGTATCCACTCATTCGCTTCCCTGAAACCCCTCACCATAAAGGCGAGAAATCAAAAGGTTGCATAAGAGCAACCCAAGGCATTGTTTCCAAGTCCTCAGATCACCCTTTCGAGTAAATTCCTTGCTCAAATTGTGGATGTTCAAAGAAGAAATCCTTCTCCATTTGTAATTGATCCCCCAACTTTGCCAGGGCCTCCCGTATCCGTTGTCGTTCTTCAAAAAGAATGGCTAAGATTTCAACGAGAGATTCCCTACTTAGGGCAAAATTGGAAGAGAATCCTTTCATGGATATTCAGTCCAGTCATGTCCTTCCGGACATGGCCTTAATGACACAATAAACTCTCAATCTTTGAGGCATATTTCAGAAATTTGCATCAATTTTTGATCGAGATTTGTAGCCGAGGCCACGCATCTTTAAATAATGGTTAAAAGTTAACCCATGTTTTTCAAGAAATTCCGGAAGCATAGAGGTTGCGATACTACTCACAATCACGTCCCTAAGTGGGAGCATGTTTGCTTTCATACCATCAACATAATACTTCTTTGCGAATTCCAGGGTCCAAGAAGACTTGGACACAATAGATTTAGCTAACCCTATTTCCACCCCTAGGAGCTTAGTCATTATAAAATAATAACGGCTCGCTGTGAGTGAGTCAAAAATGACGACATCATCTCCTAATACGATGTAATCTTTAAATCATCAATCGCCTTTCAGCCTACGGGACTTAGCAGTCCAATAAGCTCACTGTACGATCACATGATGAGTGATTGCTAGCATTACCCAAGATGATAATGCTCCCATAGGTTGACCTACAGCATATGCCAACTTCCTCTCACTTTGCTTTATATTATAATCATCTGCAGTTTTGTCAGATATATAATACTTTCTCGTGATTAGAACATTAGCTCAGCCAATGGCACTTTTCAAACCTAGCAACGGAGCTAAGATATATACCTGCAATAAGACAGGTAATCTATCCGTAGCAGAGGACAAATCATATGAAAAACTTTTAGGTTTTTTATATTTCTTCTGCATCTCTGCCAACTTCGCCTCTAGTTTCCCCACTTGATCAAAAGTAGCATCTTCATCTAAACGACGAAGAACTCCTTGTAAGAACTTGTGGAGAGGATGTAGTAACCATTGTGTCCATACGTCAACCATAGCGAAAACTCTCACTTTCCCAGCTGGCTCTTTCTTTAGACCTAGTTTCCCAAGTCACATATTAAAGCCTCCTTCACTTTTATATTCAAAAGAGAAGTAATCCTTTGCTCGCTGCGGTACCAGTTTATCAAAGTCACTAGTAGCCACTGATCACAAAGTAGATATGAATCATTCTTTATGTTTCGGAACGGAGTTCAGAAACTGAAGCATGTGCATATAAAATCATTCGTTCTGCTTGCTTATCCATACTCGGGAATAACCCCAGATGTTAAGCGGCGTACTCGAAATGACTCTACTGCTTCACGCATTATCAGCTTCCTCACCAAAGACTACATTACTAGTCTGTGGAGAACTTGTCCCTATAGGAAAAAGTTTGAATCCCATATCTTGATACTCACTTTTAAGTCGAGGTAAATCAAGTCGGTCTCAAAAACGGTTTATAACGTCGTTGAGCGACCTCTTGTCCTCAGTACTTAATAAGTCCAGTTTGGGACCATCACGTGTAATAGAATCTAAATTCAAGGATCCTGGCATATCAAGAACCCGATACAGAGCTAGTAAACTAGTTCATAATCGGATAATACCATTCTCTTTCATTCGAAGCATATCTCGATGTCGTCGAGGAATTCATAATGGAATTCCCGTTCTATCTCGCCTTACTCTCCGCTTCAAGGGACCCTGATCCACGATTCTGTACCCAGCTAAGGATTGCATAAGCAAGACGTGGGAAACTTTAAGGGTTAATACAACTCCTTTAATTCCCTCACGCTTGTATATCTTAACAACCCGAAAGGCAAAGATGCAAATACCTATAACTCTGAAACGCGATACTTTACCACCCACATCAGCGACTTTTGTTAAAAGTCAGCCAATTAATGGGCGGCCTTCCTTTCGGAAGACCATACCATTAAAACCTTTTATACTCTTCTCCACCAAAAAGCCGAAACTCTTTGTAATGGTTTGATCGGAAAATGTAGAATTACGAAATTTTAAATTTTTAAATAAAATAGTAGCTTTACATTGTACGATAGAGAGCAATCATTGAGAATCGCACTTCCGGATTGTTTCCAGATAGCATTCACCAAAGACGACATTCCTTATTTCCGCTTAGGGATTTTCTTCCTAAGATGTAGATTTAAACCTTGTTTAGGTCCTCGAAAGGTTCCACTTTTCGAATTAAGAGTCGTTTCCAGTTACTAACTAACCTTCCAGATCCTTTATAGCAGATATCACTCCTAGCTTCCGCGACGTAACTAGACAGTGTCTTAAACTCAATGAGTCACTCAACTATGTTAATTATCTCCATGCTCCTTATGCTCTTTTCGAGTGTAGGGTGCTAGCCTTCAAGTTTCAAATAGGATTCAAACCTAATCGAGCTCGTTGGGGAAACACTTCCAATAATTAACATACTAGAATTGCTTTATAAGTTTTAAACCCTCTTTCCCTTTCGGGGGAGTAGGCACCCTAGTTAAGGTGCGTTTAAAGCTTTGCTTCCTCTTAATTGATCAAGAATTAGGGGTTCCTGTCCTCAAGATTCAGCTGACTACTTTTACATAGCCACTATTTTCCGATCCCCTTCAGTATTTAATTGAGATTTGACTCACAAATAACTACTTATCACTAAACGGATATCTAGTTTAGACTATCTTTCG